GTTATACGCTAGAGCGTTTTTAACCGAAACGTTTGGAGGTTTAGGTGTTGAAGGTCTTTACTTTATCGTACCGAACTTAGACTTTAGTTACGAAGAAAATTCACAATACATTCCCACAATGTAAGGAGTAAAAATCAATGGCCAATTTGAAAGTATTGAATGGTGACGGTGATCCTAAATATTTGAAAGGTGAAGGTGCAGGCAGTGATGCTGATCCATTTGTACCTGTTCAAACGCAACTTATTGATACTAACAACGCCAGTGGTGATGCTTTCGGTAGGTTTCGTGTTAGTAACCCGGCTACGCTTTATGCTCAAAAGTTTTTATATAGCAAATCAGATGACATTTTCTTTGATGAAGAGTTGAGCGGTGTTGCAAGTACTAGTGTTCATGATCCCGCTAACGCTTGTGTTGATATGGATGTCGGTGCGACTAGCGGCGATTTTGTTATTCGTCAAAGTAAGCAGCGGATTAACTATCAGGCTGGAAAATCACAACTGTTTTTCTTTACTGGTTTGATGGAAGCTCAGACCGGAACAACTAAGCGAATTGGTTGTTTTCAAGGTGGCATTGTAACGCCTTTTGCTGTATTAGACGGTATTTGTTTTGAAACAGTCGGTAGTGATTACTATGTTAAAATCTACAAAGGCGGTGCCGCTGCTTTTTCCGCTATTCAAAGTGCTTGGAATCTTGACACCTTAGATGGTACAGGACCTTCAGGTTTGACGTTAGATGATTCTAAATGTCAAATCTTTGTTATTGATTATGAATGGCTTGGTGTTGGTCGTGTTCGTATGGGCTTTAACATAAACGGTATGACTGTTTATGTTCATGAGTTTTTAAATTCAAACAACGTTACAGACGTTTATATGCGTTCGCCTAATCGGCCTGTTAGATATGAACTTCGCTCTACTGGTAGCAATGGGTCACTGAAACAGATTTGTTGTTCCGTTCAATCAGAAGGCGGTCAAACTCCAGCAGGTTTAGTAGCGTCAATTAGAAATCCAAGCAACATTAGTATTAGTAATAGTTTTGAACTGTTAAAAGCTATACGTTTAAAATCGGATCATTTAGACGCCACTGTTTTGCTTGAGAAGATTAGTACAATTGCAGTATCTAACGGCAATTATGAATATGTCGTTTGTTGGAATCCTGTCATTGGTGGAACGGAAACTTGGGTAGACGTACCCGGTGCAGCAATTCAGGAATGGACAGGTAACGGATCTAATGCAATTACTCCTAGCCTCGTTATTGACGGTGGTTTTACTTCACAATCAATCAACGCCGAAAGCATAGCAATTGACAGTACTTTACACCTAGGGTCTAACATTGATGGCACGAGGGATGTAATTGCTTTAGGTGTTCGTACTCTAGCCGCTCCATCTGACACATTTAGAGGCGGTATGACCGTTAGAGAGCTAATCTAAAAGAAAAATAGATCCGGTGTTGTCGGATGACGCAAAGCGCCGCAATCGTAAAGCATATCGGTTGCGGTGTTTATGTACCAATCGTAATCAATGTCATTCGGCAACAGTTCTGGAAGGTCCATTAACGGGCATGCCCCATCAGTTTTGGCAACTTTGTTACCACTGGAAACATAAGCTATAAATCCAGTTTCCCTTTTCGCGTAATACCACCTTACGACCTTACCAAGATAAACACCGTCTTTTTCTCCGCCCCCTTTTACGTTTCTAACTGAAACAAAACGCCTAATGTCTTTTACAGTTTTTTACTGTTTGTTCAATTGATGTTCCGTATTTCAAATACATCAAAACAGCATCTGTGCATATCATATGTTCCGGGTTTTTAGACAACACTGAATTAAGCGCAGAACCCCTCTCGCAGTAAGTACCTTTTGTTTTACATCCTAGTTTTTCGTCTAAAAATTTAGCTTGTTCGTCGCCTTTTTCTTTCAATGCTATATAGTTGTTAACGTCCCTGTTATATGTTGCAGAATATACCGTTTCTTCTGTTTGAAAGTTTGTGTGCTCTTCCCAAGCTTTAATGAGTGCTCTAACATCGTTGTTTCGACTTTTTGGATACTTGGCTATAATACCATCGGTATTTCCTGATATAACTGTTATTCCAGCCTTCTCTAGCATTTCGATAAGCATTAGCAAGACAAGTTGTCCGGTTAAAGTCACTTGCAACATTAACTGAGGGGCATACAATGCAGAGTACTTGTTGCCTAGCTTGCCAAAGCTTCCGTTAATGGTGATTTTCAGACTGTCAGCAATTGTTTTCCATCGTTTAGCCGCTTCTCTATCACCTGTTTTCTTTGCAGCCGCTGCCTTGCCTTTGGCGTCGATTCTGGTGTTTACAATCCCTTCATAGACCTCTAGAAAAGCTTCTCCTAGGTGAGGCGGGAATAGACCTTGATTAAGAACGATACGAGGGTAGAAAGAAGCAACGTCGTTGTCTGCTATGACGGTATTTGCGTCTGATTTGTGGGCAATGCTTTTTTCCTGTGAATGCAAACCACCCATGCCCATTTTATATATACTTTTACCGATTTGAACAGACAACTTTTCTAAGCCTTCTGGCATAATCGGTTTACCTCCATTGTCGAGGTAAAACATAGCATTCTTTACAGTTTCATACATTTGCTGCAAGTCAGAACTCATAAAACTAATAAAGTCGGGTGGATCGTATTGTAGGTATTGGGAACTATCTATCTTAGGTTTCTTTGGATAAAATCCTAATACCTTTTGCAACTCACTACATATAACAGCTTCGGCTATTTGTGCATCAGACTTTGACCGCAAATCAACGCCATATTCTTCTGACATGTCAGCACGTAATTGCAATTCCGGTGCTAGGTTATTGAATAACAATTCGGTATTGTCTAAGTCGTTGCAACAGTAAGGGCGAACTATCGCCGCATCTTGTGCGGTCAACATTCTATCAGGAGGAAATGGCAAGTCTTGCATGGTTTTGCAATGCAATCTACCGGCATAAAGTTTCAACGAACCTTGCAACGGTGCAACTTCTATTAAGTCAATATGATTGTAATTTTGAATTTTAATTTTGTAGTGTTTTTCAAATGCCCACACTCTTTGTTGACCTTTGATTATGAAGTCTGAAGCCTCTTTCAATTGTTCACAATTAGCGCCATTTGCAGCAAGCGATATCATAGGAACATCGTAATTACGACCGTTGAAACTAACTAGGCAAAAGCTCCACATTACAAACAACAAATTGGTTATGTTCATCTGACAGTCTGGAGATAGTTCAAAAGCAATACATTTGTTGTTGACCAATGACTTAAACGCAACATAAAAGAAGTTAGGATAACACTCAACGTCGAAAATCATAACACTACCTTTAGGAAGCGCCATTAATTCATTCAACGTCATAAACTCAACTTCTTTTAGCTTAAGCCTTGAAGCCGATGAATAATCAATTTCACGCGTTGCTTGGTTAACTATGAACCCTAAACTATCTGTTAGCATCTATGCATTCCTGTAACTTTGGCAAAGAAGGGTGATAACCTTGATGCTTAATACGCTTTTTGAACTTTTTGCAGAAGTGAATTTCTTTCGAGTTCTTTTGTTCGGCTTCAGTGACGCTCAAATGCTTGCAGTTGTGACAAAATTCGTTTTTAAATAGCGGCATCTTCTATCCTTCCTCTACACCTAAAACTAAACCTCTAACGTTGTCGCCAAAGAAATAAGCTCTAGGTACGCCGGTTTCTGATTTGTCGAAATGAACCTTTTCAAATACACTTTGAACCATTAACAAATATTTGGTGTTGAAACTTAAACCTTCGGGTAAACCTTCCATTTCATAGGTTGAAGCTTCTGCTTCCATTTCATCAGATGCAAGTTTGTTCTCTTCAAAGTAAACTATACCTGATTTTGTGAATTTTGCAATAGTTTTGATTGCTTTGAAAAACTCATCGGGTATCGGCCATGGATTTAAATCATCTCTGAAGTGCGCTTGATAGTTTACATAGTCTTCTGCAAACAGTTGTGTTTTGATAAATGAATCGTCTTCAAACCAAAACGTTGCCGATGAACCAGAACAACCAAACCCGTTTAGAGTTTTCTTTGTCGTTGCAATTGCTTTGGCTGCTGCTTTTGGGATTAGCGTATTAGGCGGAAGGTCCAATCCGTGCCAGTACTCGACAATGGCCTTTCCGTTTGTAGCCGCAGCACTGCCAGATTGCAGCAATACAGAGGCGTAAGCGGCTATAGCCGCACCTTCTGTCACAAGTGGGTGCAAAACGCTCATAGCGGCTTTTATTCTATCGTCAATAACGGCAATTTTCTGGTCTGGTGCAGGTATGACCAACTGATTGGCAGGAATACACGGAACTAGCACCTTTAAGTCACCAGAAACAACAGAAATCCCAAGTTCTGAAAGTTGAGTTATTGAAAGATCCTCGCCAACCTGTTTAAGTGCTTCCTCAAGTTGTAAGGTTTGTGGGCAAGCTGATAAGTTTTCATGAATTTTTGTACCTATGGTTAAGATACCATTGGTCGCTGCAATCCAGTTGCCTTGAATGAAACAATGACGTTGCTCTATTGTTCCTGTTTTCTTTTGACACGGTTTGATGAATTTTATCGCATTTAGTAAACCGCTAGCCGGTGTTGCTTTCTTGCGTCTGCCTCTAGGTTTTTTCTTTGGTTTTTCTGGTGTTATTTCACCATCTTTGTAAATCACATCGCCGTCAATTTCGATTGTTGACATTGTTACCACTCCGCTGATAGGATTTCAGGATAACGTTTGTTAACCCATACTCTAATTCGACTAGGTACGCGTAGAGATGAAACCTTTTGCAAAGCTTCGTTAACCGTGGCTGGTGGTTCTTCTGTGTGTCTTTGTCTCCACCAATCTCTAGCTCGTTTACCGGCTAAATTAGGATGTTCTAAGCATACCCACTCGTTAAACATATGAAAACCGCAAAAGTATGAAACTTTTATACTAGGCGGTGACGTTCTAACACCGTCTTTATTTTTCTTTTCATGCAAGTTATAAATGCACTTTTGCACATCAAAGTACTCAACAATCGGTGCGTCACTTCTTAATAGTGCGTCCGTTCCAGCACTTTTAAAAATCTTAGTTTCAAATTTGAATTCAGCACCGCAAACAATACACTGTCTAACTGATGCGTGATTGTACGTTCCGCACATTTCACAAATTCTAACAGGTGCATCACCACCGCCTTTGCCGGGTTTTCGTGGTTTAACTGGATCATTAATCGGACCTAGACGCCTAGTGTTACCCGCAAAGTCGAGCACTAGACAATTATTTTTCATAGGAAAGATAAAATCACCGTTGAAAGGTCTTGTTCCTCTGCCTAGCATTTGTACCCACAAACCCGGCGACATTGTAGGGCGCAACATTCCGATCAAGTCAATAGGAGGATGGTCAAAACCTGTTGTAAGCTTGTTGTTATTAACTAACGCTCTAAGTTCGCCACGTTTGAAAGCTTGAATTCTAGCTGTATTGTTTGCTGCTTTGAGTTTGGAATGACATTCAGCCGCAGGAATACCAAAACTATTTAACATTGCTGCAATGTGTTCTGAATTTTGAATACCAGAAGCAAACACTAACCAACTTTTGCGGTCTTGCCCTTGTTCGCACATTTCTTTTACAGCTTGATATGTAATTTCATCAGTATCAACAGCCTTTTGAAGTTGATTTAGGTTGTAGTCGCCTCTGTTCATTCCGACGTTTGACGTATCAATTTCAATGTTTGTTCGCTTCGGAATTAAGGGCGAAATGTAACCTTCTGCAATTAATCTGTTGAATGAATCAATGCCGGTAATATCATAACAAATGTCGGTAAACAACCCCCCTTCATCTGTTATCATTCCTTGCTTAAGTCTGTAAGGAGTTGCAGTAAAACCTATAACTTTCAAATGCGGGTTGATCTTGCGCAATTCAGCTATTACTGTTTGATACATTGAATCATCTTTAGGACTCAACAAGTGGCATTCGTCAATAATAATTAAATCACGTTTGCCAAAATGCTTAGAATGTAATGGTGTTCCATCGTATGTTTCCATGCTTCTTTTGATGGCTTTTGATACTGACTGAACACCTCCGAAAATAATCGGTAAAATCCGCTCTCGTGACTTTAACCCGGCAGAATAGACGCCCAAAGGGGCAGTAGGCCAAACAGAGATCAATTTTTGTGCATTTTGTTCTATCAATTCTTTAACGTGAGTCAACATCATAATGCGTTGCGTAGGATACAGTTCAAACACACGTTTAATAAAGTTAGCAATGACAATTGACTTGCCCGTTCCTGTGGGCAATGCTAAAGCTGGATTTCCCTTATTGCCGCTTGCAAAGTAGTTGAATATTGAATATTCGGCTTCAGCTTGATAGTACCTGCTCTCAAACATTATTCGTTATTGCCTCGTATTCTGAACATCCCAACGGTATGAAGTCTTTGGGTATAATGTCATTGTGCAAGGTGCAAACCCATTGCTTTTGTTCTGCTGGCATTGCATGCTTGCAGCTTCTGCAATTCTTTTCACAAATAGCACCTTTGTGGCATATGTCGCTATAGCTGCAAAACTTGCATTTAAATAATGTTGGATTTTGCGAAAGCTTGGGAGGTGCAACTATTGAGCGTATTATTTGTTCAGCTTTAAGTTTCATTTCTTCACCTAAACGGTGATTCAATTTAACTATTTCGGCGTAAATCGTGTCACTATCTTTGTGTACACTCATATACAAAGCGTAGTTCAAACCGTATTCAACACCATAGGTTGACATTTGTGCATAATGTTGAGGTTTTTCCACCGCGACGCCGCTTTTTTCTAGCTTCTTATGCCCTTTTTCGTTTATGGTTTTGAACTCAAGTAAAACAGGCTCATTTATTTGATATCGTTCTGGTAGTTTTGCAATACCGTCTAAGCTTCCGCCAAAGTGACCATTAACAGCCGATATACGATATTGAGGAAATTCNAACCCATAAAGTTTAGCAATCGCTATATTGTATTTACCGTCGCTAACGTCTTTCCAAACCGGATTGGAGGGTTTTTCAATATCTGGTTTTTCTCCTTTTGGCAACAATTTGTATTCTTCTAAAGCAATGTTAAACCAAAGTGTGTTATTAGTTAAATCGTCTGCCCACACTTTAACGCCAATCCCCTCTAACCATTCAATATACCTGTCTTCTTCTTTGTGCCCTCGGTTGAAAAGTCTTTGCATTCTAGCATGATTGGCTTTGTGTTCTGCTGGCGTTGCATCTGTCTTGCTTGATTTGAATTTCTCAGCTTGAACCCACCTAAATACATACCATAGTTTGCGCTTGCATTCATCCCCTATCAAGCTTGCTCCTAAATGCGTTCTATGACCATCATCGTATAGCTCAATGCAGTGTTCGTCAATGTCTTCTAAGATGCGTTTGGCAAGTGCTTTAGGGATGCCGGGTGAGTTTAAGTCGGCCATTTGTTTACCGTTTTTAGTTGGAATTGTTTAATGCTCAAGGCGGGACTCGAACCCGCGTAGTCTAAGACTGACAGATTTTAAGTCTGTTGTGTATGCCAATTCCACCACTTGAGCAAAAGTCGAGGCTATGCAACCCTCTTACACAACCTCGACTGCCTTCTTACGGCTAGATTGCCTATTGACCCCAAGGGGCATTTTTTGGTGCTGCCGGTGCTGCTCCTGCTGCTGGTGCCGCTCCTGCTGCCGGTGCCGCGTTAGCTGGTGGAGCCCATCCACCAGCTGCCGGTGCTTGTTGTGCAGGTGCTGCTGGTTGCTGTGCTTGAGGTTGACCCCAAGCCGGTGCTGCTGCCGGTTGTGCCGCTGCCGGTTGTGTTGCTGCTGGAGCAGGTGCTGCCGGTGCTGCGGGTTGACCGGCTTTGCCCGGCTCGTTGCCGTTTACATCAAATACCTTTTTGATTTCGGTGTAAGTCGGATCATTCTTTTGCGGTCCAGATTCGACCATAAACGGCAAACCGTGAAGCTGTTGAGTGTCTTGCACATTGAACACTCCGACAACATGACAGATGGCCGAAAGCTGCTTGTGGGCAATCTCACAAGCCTTTTGATTTTTGTTGTACAAGTTCAAACGATAAACCCCGCTCAAACCTTCCTGTGTTTTCAGGTTCAATACCAGCATTCCGCCGTCGCCCGCACTTGTGGCGACGACATCACTGCTTTCGATAATTACTTGGTGACGACCAATCGGCAGACCTCCCGCTGATTGTGAAGGGTCGTGTTGGTTTGCATCGAACGGTTGCTGTAGTTGTGCCATTGCATCAACTCCTTTTTGGTTGTTGTTATGCTGTCTTTATGACATACATTTGGTAAAAATTGCGCCAATGTTTGGTTGTTCTAATTCGTCTAGTTTTCCGCTCCTATCTCTAGCTGTTATGTTGAATGTTGCTTTGGTTCTTATTGCTAAAACGGGTTTTGGTTGACCGGGTACGTTTGTTTCACCAATATGTAAAATTTCATCAAACAGATGCGGGATTTTAATGTTTAAGTCTTTACCCGGAAAATAAGGTTTTTTCACCGCTACATTATTTTCGTCTGCAACTGCTTGTTTTGCAATTAAGTATATATGCTTCTCAGGCATATAATACAACGCATCGACAAGACTCATAACCCGCCTTGACATTTCGCCATAAGCCTGCAAACCGTGTTTACACCTTGCAAGTTCTTGAGTAAGAAAAACTTCACATAGCTGACTTATCGAATCAATACAAACTGTTTGAAAATTCTTTGCTTCTGTTGATTGCAATGTCCAAGTAAAAAATTCCTCTATCTTCTCAGGTGTGTTTGCTTCCCAAGCTGGAACATTCGTTACATTGCGCATTGACAGCATACCGGGCTCAACAACGCACATAACCGGGCTAGGGGTACTCTGAACCATTGGCGTTTTACCTGTACCTGGTCCACCGTAGATAAGGCTTTTAACTCCGAATCGTTGAGCAAGTTGTGAGGCAGGTTGTAACTGTTTGATATTCATTTAAACACCCTCTGGAACGTCGGGAATTTTCTTTTTTGGCCATTCTCGCATGAGCTTCGCATGATATTTCATCTTTTGGGCTACGGTGTTAGCTTGATGTTGTTCGCACAAAAATGCGTAAAACTCAATAGCTTTGCATGCAAGTATGTCTTGCCCTCGCAATAAAACACACGGTTCGTCTACTGGAATTAAATTTGCAGAGTCTTGCACCCGTTCATTGTAGTCTTGTCTTGCGTGAATCATTGTTGTTTGTTCCTTAGTCTTACAACTGGATTAGTTTCATATTCTTTTTTCAAGTCTTCGGGTTTGAGTAGTCGTCTGGTCACTAGCGGCAAATAACCATTGCGATTATAGATAAATTCTTCATTGCTTTTTTTTGTCCAGTCGGCAACGCCACGCGATGTTTTCACCGTCTATCCGAACTTGACCTTGTTTGCTCATTGAGATTTTGGCGGAATGAGTGTAACTGAAGGTGTACCCGGTTTTGCTGTTAGAACCTCATCAAACAGCTTTTTGAATTTGTCGGGCAACATGTCATATTCTTTCTTGTTCAACTTTGGTTCGTATTTTACAAGACGTTCGGCGATAATCGCGCCTTCTGGACTTGACTTCTCAATTTTGGTTAGNGCTTTATCAACGGCTTCGTTATCGTTGTCAAGTTTGCGGTTTAATTTAAAAACTGCTTTAAGCTTCCAGCCTGAACCTAGTTCGATATTTTGTGTCCCTTCCCTGTCGTCGTTTTCAAAATCAAAACTAACGTGGAGTAGTTCTTTTCGCAAGCGCATTTCAGCTTCTTTAGCTACTGCAAGCGCTTTTTGCGCTTCGTTCCATTCCAAAATTACATTGTCGCGGGTTCTAACTTCCATCTGAAAACCTCCGTCGTTTAGGTTGTGTAACTTACAATAATGCTGCCTTTTCAGTAGTCAATGGAAAAAGTAAAAAAATGTCCTTGAAAGCTAAGATTTTTTGGTTATGGTAGATTTGAGATTTACTATAATTGCCCACAATTGGGAGGCTAAGCTTGAAAGCCAAAGAGTTACCAAGTGCACTATATGAGGAAGCGTTAGAGCTACTGCAAAACAGAGCTAGAACCCTAACCTTTGCAGAAATTGAAACCATTACAGGAATAAGCGAAAGTTGGCTTAGAGCGTTTAGCAGAGAAGCCATTTCAAACCCCCGGTGTTAGACAAATTGAGACATTGATCACCTATTTAAAGGTCAAGTAAATGCCCTTAGACTCAATTCCGCAGGAAATGCGCTTGTATAGGCAATGGATTTGTTGGCGACTAGAAGACCTCGACAGCCCAAAACCTACAAAAGTACCATATTCAGCAATAACAGGAAAATTAGCATCTGTAACAAATCCCGAAACTTGGACAACATTTGAACAAGCAAAACATATACACGATACGACAGATTGGTACAATGGAATTGGTTTTGTACTAACAAGACAAGACCCTTTTGCATTTATAGACCTTGACGATACAAAAGGAGATCAAACGGCTTTAGACAGGCAAATGAAAATATTCAACGAATTTGATTCATATGCTGAGAAGTCGCCTAGTGGCAACGGTTTACACATAATCGTAAAAGGTGAAATACCGTCGGGCAGAAGACGCAGTTCTATTGAGATTTATTCAAGTTCTCGTTATATGACTATGACTGGAGATGCATATAGAGAAGGACCTATAAAAGACCATCAAAACAAGCTAAGTTTGTTGTTCGATCAAATGGCAAATGGCAACAAAGCAACAGCTTTTTATGCCGGTTTGAATGAAATAAAAGAACCTGACGAAACTATATATGAATATGCTGTAAAAGCTGCAAACGGTGACAAGTTCCTAGACTTATGGGAAGGTCGATGGCAAGACTATTATACCTCACAATCAGAGGCAGACTTTGCACTTGTAAACATTATTGCATTCTATAGCGAAAACAGACAGCAAGTGTTAAGAATGTTTCGTCAATCCGCATTAGGCCAAAGGGAAAAAGCACTTAGAAACGATTACATGTCTTGGATGTTGGATAGGTGTTTTGATAATATGTTGCCTCCCGTTGATATCGACGGATTACAAAATCAACTAAACGAAGCTTTGGTTAAAAAGACTATGAACGATACCGCAGAAGCAGCCAGCCTATCAAATCGAATCGAACCTTTGCTTCCCGAACTACCAAGCAAACCGCAGGCACCGCTGAAACCGTTAGATGACATATATGCGGTCCCTCCCGGTCTGGTGGGAGAAATTGCACAATTCATCTACTCTCAAGCACCTAGACCAGTTCCAGAAATCGCTTTAGCTGGTGCACTAGGTATGATGGCGGGAATTGTGGGCAGAGCTTACAACGTGTCGGGAACAGGCTTAAATCAATATGTGCTGCTGTTAGCTCCAACGGGCTATGGAAAGGAAGCAATGGCTAGAGGTATTGACAAACTGTTCAACTGTGTTATCAAAACCGTGCCAAGTGCTAGAGATTTTGTAGGTCCGGCTGAAATAGCTTCACCTCAAGCTGTGATTAAATATATGTCAAAAGGTCCAACGAGTTTTACTAGTCTAGTGGGTGAGTTTGGTATTCAATTACAACAAATGGGCAGTCAGAACGCACCGCCGCATTTATTAGGTTTACGTCGATTTTTATTAATGGCGTATAATAAATCTGGCGAAGGTGATGTTTTTCATCCCTCTATTTATTCAGATAAAGACAAAAACACAAATGCTATTTTTAGTCCAGCGTTATCGCTTTTGGGTGAATCAACTCCAGAGAAGTTTTACGAAGG